CGCCTCCTGGGTCGGTGGAAGCGCGTCCAACTCAAGAACCACCTTCAAAATAAAGGAAAGCTGAGCCAAAATGCGTTTGCAATCAAGAAGATCTGAACACCCTGCAACCTGAATCGACCCGTTTGGGAACAGCTTGATGCTTTTGCGCGAATACACATCCTCGTAACCAATTGTTACTTGGTTATAAAAGGCCGTGTCTTTCATCTTCCACTCAAAACCTCTGAACCGTGAACCGCGGCGACGCACTGTGACTGAGCCAAGTTTCACGAAATTCTCTCGAAATTTCTTCAAGTCAACATCTTGAAGAAATTTGGAACACATGGTGATTGTTGTGATCCTGATCCATGAAGGGCGGGGACGCGCCGAATCCTGAATCAACCTCGTGCGGATGGCGTGGAGATTCCGAATATAGTTGAAGGTCGCCTCCATGTTTGCTCTACACTTCTTAAGGTCTTTACCTCTTTAAGGCCTACAGGACACGTTTTTTAGCAGCACCCTTGGCGATCTTGGCAAAAGGTGTTCGGAGGATATTTGCCTTGATAACCTTCTTGTAATACTTTTTGAGCTTTTCGTCGTTCGGGTGGATGTTGTGCGTCTTGGTGACATTGTGCGCGACGAGCGAAATCAGACGCTGTTTTTTGACGGCACTGATCACACGGTTCAGCTCAGCAACGCGGGGCCGAAGAACCTTTTTCGAGCGACGAGTTCCCTTGCGTTTTCGCGTCGCATGGGTCTGAGACATGGTGTTCAGACCCTCCAAGACACTGACTGCGTTATTTGGTCCACCGAGTTTCTGGACGGCATTCACAGCTGCTGGACTCGCCCCTTTGACACGGATAGCAATTGTCGAGTTGCCACCAGACTCGTTCAAGGCCTCGGCCGCCTTGGCAATCTCCGGAGCGCCCCCTGGAACTTGCGCGACTGTGTTCATCGCCGTGTTCACACCTCCCGCGTTGTTAATTGCTCGTTGCTGGTTCGTGGGAAGGGGCGGTGGGGGTGGGACGCCTCCATTTCCTTCTCCGCCCATACCACCACCGTTCCCTCCACCGATCCGAGCCGCGCGACGACGACGCATAAGCTCCATAAGTTCACGTTGATTATCAGTGCTCCTTACATACCTGTTATTACTCTCTCCATACCGACGGGACGGCGTGTATCGACTAGCTTCACGTCCGCGGCCCGTCTCTGTAGTAGTCCTGTTTCGCTCGAACCGCCGCCGCTGCTCCTCAAAGGCCCGGCGAATGTTCTCGTTTGGAACACTTCCCAAATTTGAACGCACGTTCGAAAGCTCACGAGCGTTCCTGGTGTTACGTACGTCATTCACAACTATGCTTGAGGCGTTCCGACGACCCGAGTAATTCCGAGGCAAAAGACGCAAAAGGTCCCCGAGCTTACGGACCCGGCGCGACTTGCTATACTCGTACCGTATATCCCGAAGCTCCTTCTCGAGAGCTTTACGGAGCGCTTCCGTGATCGTTGAGCGGTTCTCAGGGTACTTTTTCAACGCGTCCAAAAGTTCCCGAATGGTCATCTTCGTATAATTGCGTGGCGGGGGTGGTCCGACGGGTCCAATGGGTCCTGACGGCCCCGTGTTCTTGTACCACCCCGTCTTGGGCACGCCTGTATTATTGGGGCGGGTTGTCAAAATGTACCCTGGTGGTGGCGGCTTGAACTTGCCATTATTGTTCTTGTTTGCATTCAAAAAATTGGGCCCGTTTACAGGCATCTTATTCTTAGGACGGAAAAGATTTGCAAGTTTTTGAAAAAACCCTGGTTTCTTTTCAGCTGCAGCGTTCATGATATCTTTATGGATTGGAATACCCTTGCGAATTGCATTGACAATTGCACGCGCAACATCATCGGATGGTGCCTGAGCAACAACCTTGGGTGCCTCAGGAATACCCCGCTTGATAATTTCGACAATTGCAGGTGCAATGTTCTGGTTCCGACTCAGGTTCGACAAACCCTGTTTTGGGTTCACATGTGATTTTATAATTTCAACAATTCGTTTTACAAGGGCATCATTGCCTGCCATATTAGAGACTAAGGAAAAAAACGTGTCCTGTCCAGGTCAAGTTTCTAGACCCTATAGTATGGTCAGTATGGATTCAAAGCGCGACCAAAAGCGTCAATCTGCCAAGAAACACAGCGAGTACACCATCTATTCGAAAAAGGCAGTTCGCGCCAAGGAGGCCTTGATCGAAAAAAAGTGCGCTGTCCCTGCCAAGCCCCAACAGACCAAGTGAGATACAAAAAGACAGATGGCGCTCCGTACCCGCCTTATCGCTCCGTATCAGCACGATGGTGTCAAGTGGCTCGTGAATCGTGAGTTAGCACCCGTGAATCCAGGTGGGTTTTTGTGTGACGAGATGGGTCTCGGCAAGACGGTCCAGCTGATTGCCACTATGCTCGTCAATCCCAAACCGCGCACGCTCGTGGTCGTACCCAAGTCGATCGTGGGCCAGTGGTGTGATGAGGTGCGCCGTTTCGCGCCAAGCCTGAGTGTCGGCGCGTTCGACGGCCCCAAGCGCGCTTTGCCACAGACCTTGCCCAATGTCATGGTGGCACCGTACTCGGTGCTTCCGGAACGCAAGGGTGGTGCGCTGTGCCCCCTCCTGCGCGTTGCGTGGGATCGCGTCATCCTGGATGAGGGTCACGAGATCCGCAACCGCAAGGGCAAGACGAGTATTGCGTGCAGCGCCTTGCGCGCCCCGATCCGCTGGGTCGTGACGGGCACGCCCGTCTTTAACTCCATGAGGGATTTCGTGGCTCTCTGTGGATTTGTGGGGATCCCCAAGGACCGCGTCCAGGGGTACACGGATCACGTGCGCGAGACGTATGTGCTTCGGCGCACCAAGGCTGACGTGGCAAAGTACTCCACGCGCCTCGAGTTGCCACCGTGTGATTTCGAGAATGTCGAGCTCGAAATGTACCCCGAGGAAGCCGACTTGTACCGTGACGTGTTTGACGAGGGTCACGAGACGGTTCAGCGGATTTTCAAGTCGGGAAATGTGGCAATGCACCAGATGGAGTTGCTCGAGTGCCTCCTGCGTGTGCGTCAGGTGATGACATGGCCTCATCTGTACCTGGATGGGATGGCTATCAAGAATGACGTGGATCCCGAGCCGTGGACGGGCCGGTCACGCAAGATGGAGACGCTCTTGGAGATGATCGAGTCACACCCCAATGAAAAGGCGCTCGTATTTACACAGTGGATGGGTGAGATGGATCACATCCAAGAACAGCTCGCGGCCAAGTCCATCCCCGTCTTCAGAATAGACGGCGGGGTCCCCAAGGAACTCCGGGAGGAGCGCATTGCGGGATTCAAAGCGGCACCCCAGAGCGCCGTCTTCCTGATCCAGGTCAAGGCGGGCGGCGTCGGTCTCAACTTGCAAGAGGCGACCCGTGTGTATATCACCGCGCCAACGTGGAACCCGGCAACAGAGCTGCAGGCCATCGGCCGCGCGCACCGCACGGGTCAGACGCGCAAGGTGGTCGTGCGCCGTCTCATATACGTGGGTGCCGGGGAAACGGACAAAGCTCCGTTTCCCTCCGTCGAGCAGAGCATCATGCAGCTTCAAGAGGGGAAGGCAAGGGTGTGCGCCGAGGTGCTCAACGACCCCCGCATCATGGAGCAGGTTCCCAACGCGCCGAAGACCACGCGGATAAACATCCAGACGCTCAAGCGGATTTTTGCTGTGTAATAATAGTGACATGCCTTCCACACCCAACCGTACCCGCGCCTTGTCCATCGCCAAGTCCGCGTCAAATGCCCGTCGTCTCACCAAGAAACGTCTCAACTCAATTTTGAACCAAATTGTCCTCGCGTCCATGTACAACAAGCTTCCAGCCCATCTCAAGTCTCCCAAAAAAAATAAAAGCAAAAGGTAAATGAGTGTTGGTTCCCGCGCCGAGGTGTACCACGGCAACGCGACCCGCACAGCCGGTGGTCTGACCAAGAAGGACCTAAAGATGAAGGACGGTGAGCTCGTGTCCAAGCGCAAGTCCAAGGGTGAGAAGAAGAACCCTTGGATTCAGGCCGTGGCCAAGGCGAAGAAGGAGCTGGGCATCAAGGGCTTTGCCTTGGTCGAGGGTAAGCTGCTGACCCGCGCTCGTGAAATTTATTCCAAGTAAGTAGTACTATAAAAAATGAATCTCAAGATGCTATTGACCGCGTGCTTCCTGTTGTGCGCCTCCGTGTTTGTGGTGGCGAACGCGGGTATTGGCAGGGAGTGCTATGACAAGAACGCAGACTTTGCCAAGAAAAAGAAGGATAACAACAACTTTTTACTTGCGGGTCTCATCACTGGCCCTATTTGCATCTTGTGTGCGCTCGGCATGATGGCCGCAGCGACCCGGATTCCATAAATTTCCTCGTACATATCAAATGAAAGTGTACTTTCAGCGCGATACTGAAAAGCGCTTGGTACAGTCTATTCTACGGACAAAAAAGCACACGTCCCCTTCGCCAAAGAAAAAGACTCCTCGGGCGGGAACGACGATGCGTCGTTCCCCAAAGACGGTGCGTCGGTCAAGGTCTTGACTTGGTATGCCCTAATTGTCAAGCCCCAATTTTCATTGAAAAAATAGGTCGAGTCCACGTCGATGAGACATGAGATCTCTTGTCCCCGAAACAACCCTTCCCGAACCTCAGGGGTGGTTTGTGTCGAATTTTGATCAAAAATATAGACCGAGTCATCAATCTTGATTCGTAGAGATGACTCACGCAAGTTGGAGTTGAACGGCGTGCGTGGACACAGCTGCGCCTCAAGCTGTCTCCACCACTGAACAAACTCAGGGTCAGAAACTTCAACTTGAAAACTCTTGTATGCGTTCACGCCAGAACACGCACCTCGAGGCACTTGGAACCGGAGGGGGCCACCCTTGTACCTGAACCGTGTACGGTCTTTATTCAGTGCAATTGTTTCAATCTGCGCCGGGTCTATGTCAAACCAAAAGACCATTTAAATAAAAGTCTTGCTTCTTTTTAAATGGGAATTCTCGAGTACTTTCGGAGTCGCGCATCGCACAAACCAGGAAAATCATTTATTACCTATGGCGTGCGTATGAAATCGGCTCGCGGAACAGCACAGGTTGAAAGACTCGTGTCAAACTATGTCGGCAAATTGCGGAGCGCAACAACAAAGAACGAGAAAAATGCGGTTGAGCGCAATTTCATGCATGCATACATGAATATTAAGAGCAAGGAAAATGCAGAGCTTGCAGAGGTCGAGGCGCTCCAGCGCCAATACAAAAGCCGCCCTCGAAGCTCGTCGGTCACCCGCCGTCCTCCTCGCCCAAGTCCCCGATTCACCGCCGCTCGAAACAAGCTCGTTGCAAACCTTCGTTCCGAGCTGAAGAAACTCACAAATGCACGCAACTATTACGATCAACAAGCGAGTAAGCTGAAGGCTAAGCTGAATGCGATAGTAGCATCGCGTCAGCGATCGTAAGCTCTCGGGACGGGTTTGCACCTCGAAAGAGGACGCGTTGTTCCGTGACCCATGCCTCCTTGGAAGGGAACGTGACGTAGTCTCCCTTGTGAAACGTGATTTCAAGCGTGTGTTCCTCTTCTGCGTCGTTAAAGACCCAGAGACCAGCTGTATGATAACTGATGTCTATTGGTCTCCGGATCATGACGCACGTCCGTCCAAAGATATGGAGTGATCTTGAATCTAAATTGTATATTATGCCGTCGTGAGACTTGAGGAGCCACCAGAGCTTCCAGCACTTTGCCTCGTCAAGTCTCTTTGGTTTGATTCCGAACGCGATCCGAACATCGATCGAAGGCTCGGACATTTCTATAATCTTTCGAATCAGGTCTGTTGGAAGTTTTGACCACGGTTTCATTTCTTTTTAGACCGCGTACAGTTTTTATATGGTGCACAACTCGCACGCATAGTAAACCCCTTGATAGGTCCTGTAAGACACTTGGCCTTGGGAAACTTCCGGGGCAGACTAAATATCTTTTTGTTTGTGAAACGGATACAGACCTTGTTCTTGGGCCCTGCTTTGCAACAGGACTTCATCTTATGAATAACAGAGACTTTCGTCTACGCCGAGCACATTTCGCACGCTCCTGGGTTTTCGCGCGAACACGCGAGGATCTGTTCAGCTGTCGGCTTTTGCGCAACAGGAACCGTGACTTGAATCGGTTTCGCCTTTGGCCGCGTCCGGAGGTAATACATACCCGTCTTGAGCCCTCGTCGCCACCCGTACAAGTGCATACTCGACAACTTGGCAATGGTCGGGTCCTCCATAAATATATTCAAAGACTGAGACTGATCGATGAAAGGTCCACGATCGGCTGCCATGTCAATCAAAGACTTTTGCTGAATCTCCCATACGGTTCGATAGACCGCCTTCAACGTATCTGGAATCTCCGGGATGTGCTGGACCGAGCCACCGTGGCGGATAATCTCAGTCTTCATGACAGGTGACCAGAGTCCGAGCTTCTCGAGGTCCTTGACCAGGTGCTTGTTCACAACCACAAACTCACCGGCCAACGTACGACGCAAGTAGATGTTGGTTGTGTACGGCTCGAAACACTCGTTATTCCCCATGATTTGGGACGTCGACGCCGTTGGCATGGGCGCGATCAGGAGGGAATTGCGGAGACCGTACTCTTTGATGTGTTTTTTGATTGTATCAAAATTGGCACTAAACTGTGGTTTGACGTCCCACATATCAAACTGCAGGATCCCCTCAGATGCGGGCGAACCACGGAAGGTCTCATAGGCACCTTCCTCCTTGGCGATCCAACACGACTCTGCAAGTGCCGCAAAGTAGATGTGGTTAAATATTTGGGTATTCAGTTCGCGTGCGTGTGGCGAGTCGAATGGAAGGCCAAGCATCTGGAAGACGTCCGCAAGGCCCTGGACCCCGATGCCGATGGGACGGTGACGTAGGTTACTGAGCTCGGCAGGACGCGTCGGGTAATAGTTCTTGTCGATGACGCGGTTCAGGTTCCGCGTAACAACGCGCGTCACCTCATCAAGCTTCTCAAAGTCGAAGATGTATGGATGCGTCCCGTCAGGTGCCGTCATACGTGTGTTCTCTTTGAGGAAGGTCGGAAGACACAGACTTGCCAAATTACACACGGCCGTCTCACCAGGGCTCGAAACCTCCATGATCTCGGTACACAGATTCGAAGACTTGATTGTTCCGATATTCTTCTGATTCGACTTGGCGTTGACCGCGTCCTTGTAACACATGTAGGGCGTTCCCGTCTCGACTTGACTCCGAAGGATCCGGTCCCAGACGTCACGGGCCTTGACCTTGCGCTTGTACCGCCCTTGAGCAACGTACGTGCGATACATCTCATTGAATTCCTCACCATACACGTTCTGTAACTTGGGAGACTCGTTGGGACACATGAGGTACCAGTCACCGTCCTCCTCGACCTTTTGCATAAACAGATCTGGTACCCACAGGGCCGTGAACAGGTCGCGACACCGCGCCTCCTCATCACCCTGGTTCAGACGCAGGTCCAGAAACTCGAAAATGTCGGCGTGCCACGGTTCGAGGTACACGGCAAACGAGCCCTTGCGTTTGCCACCACCCTGATTGACGTACCGGGCCGTGTTATTGAACACGCGAAGCATGGGAACGATCCCGTCAGCAATTCCGTTTGTCCCCTTGATAGGTGTTCCGTTTGCCCGGATATTACTGATATGCAGGCCGATCCCACCAGACCACTTGGAGATTTGCGCACACTCCTTGAGCGTATCGTAGATGCCTTCGATCGAGTCATCCTTAGCAGCTACCAGGAAACACGAGCTCATCTGGGGGCGGTTGGTCCCCGCGTTGAACAGCGTTGGTGTCGCGTGTGTAAAGTACTTTTGGCTCATCAGGTCGTAGGTCTCCTTGACACGCCGGAGGTCCTCGCCGTGTATCCCCAGGGCGACGCGCATGAACATGTACTGAGGCGTCTCACCGGGCAAAAGGTACCCACGCTGGAGTGTCTTGATCCCAAAGTACCCAAAATCATAGTCGCGCTTCTGAACAATCCACGAGTCCATATCGAGTTTTATAGTCTTCATAAATTCGGTACTCAAGATGCCCTTGGCATGGAGTGCAAGGGCACAGTCACTGAACGTCTTGGGGCACGTCTTTTGAAGGTTCGACACTGTAATACGCATAGCTAGCGTCTCGTAGTCAGGGTGTTCGGTGATCATACCGATTGCCACCTCGGCACTCAGGGTGTCGATCTCACTTGTTGAGATCCCGTCATACATACTTGTGAAAACCTTCTGGGCTATCTTGTCCGGTTGAACATTCAGAGGCTCAAACTCAGGGCTCCTATTTAGTTTTGAAATTCGTTGAGTTACCTTATCAAAGAGCATATCGACCGAGTCCCCATTTCGCTTGATGACCTTCATTGTATTTTTAGAGCCTAATTTTTTTAACTTGAGTAAGAATAATGAGTACGCTCGAGACGTATGATCTCAAGCCGGTTCGCCTGAGCGTCTTTACGCCACTGGGGAATGCATTCTTTTCCGATTTCAACCGCGAGGGTATCCACAAGTCTATCATAGATACTATCAAGTCACAGACGGGGTACGAGCTCGACCGCCAGAACGATGGGGACATCCAGTCGCTGATGCGTGTCGTGTACACGGACCTTGCGGCCGACCCATACACGGATGTCCGGAACCAGGTGTCTCGCATGAATGCCGAAGTTCTGAAGCGTGCGACCCAGACCATCTCGACCGGTATGCTTCAACAGCTCGTGTACCTGCGCGACATCACCGAGAACCCAGTCCCTCTGGAGATCCCCGTGAACACCAGCACGTACGGCAACAAGATTCCGTCCAACTTTAAATTCGGTATCTTTTAGAAAGGTACATGAAGTCCCTCGACGACATCCTCTTTGGCTTTCTCATATTCTTTGCTATTGAGCGCTCCATCCGTCTGTTCAGTAACGCCGTCATCGAGCCGTGGGCTGAGAAACAGACAGATAACCCCAACGTCGTGGAAAACTGGAAGATCGGGACGGAGCTGGTGTTTCTCATCTCAGCGTGTTTCGTCGTGTATCGCCTCAGGAAGCCTCTAGCTCGTCTCGTCACTTAAAAGAACGTTGCGTTTTTTACTCAATGAATAAGTTTCGTGACGAAACCGCACTCATGTGCCAGCAGAAAGGGTGGGACAAAGCTCCAATAAGTATCGTGTGGATGCTTTTGAACGAAGAGATGGGCGAACTCGCCTCGAGTATCAGGCAAAAGAAACAAATTTACAAAAAGACGGGACTCAAGAAGGACCGAGGAACTGATATCATGATGGAAATGGGTGATGTGTTCAGTTATTTGTTCCAGCTTGCGGCCATGTTAAACATAGACTTGGATGAGATGTGGGATCTCCACCAGCAGAAGGTCAAGACCAAAGTCTATTCCGCGAACAAAAATAATGTAAGCGTATTTTAGAAATGGCATCAAATCTTATGATAGATGACCGTCTGCAGATTGATAAGTTCAACCCGACCACATGGACGGGCGACTTTGGTATCAATCACGACGGGTTCCGAAAGGATCTCTTTATCGATGGGTCGTACACAACCGCCATCGATGAAAAGCCAGTAGACTACAGTGACGATCTAGATCTGAACCTCAAGCCACGGGACCTCTCAGGGAACGTGTATCTCAAGACCATCAGTCCAAACTACGCGCCTCACGGTGCGTTTCCAACACGGAAGTTTGAGTACTCTGACGGTACAGTCACGTGGTACCGCCCTCTGCTCCCATGGAGCTGGATGAACGGGGGTGACCAGAAGAGCGGACCGATAATGAAGCTTGCGAAGAGTCCTTTGTTTATTCTTGTTGTTTTGGTTCTTGTGTTTTACATATTGAGTCGGCTCAAAAAGTAAGTACCTTCGGTGCCTCTACCTTGACTAATTTCTTTGATAAATTCTCTTTTTCAATTTTGGACCGTTCATCCAACTTGGGACACGCATGTACCTCGAGTTGAATGCACTTGCAACAGAAAGACCCAGAACATTCGCGACACGTCAGAAAACGGTTCTTATGTTTACACTCTGGCTTCTTCGCGAATATCTGACTGTACGAGTCGAGGGCCCCGTCGGATGAACCCTCCGGTTTCATCCTCCTCTAGTATCTCACAAGCAATTTGTTTCTTAAATTGGTCCCTCGGGGGCTCATCCAGAATCTCACAGAGCCCGTGGGCTCGCCCCTTCAAGACGCGTTGCCACACAGCCTCAAGTATGGGAAGGGCTCTGGCAAACCACTCACGATCTCTATGGACGCGAACGACGACGAACTCTTCTGGTTTGTGCACAACAGCTCCTTCGGAGCTGGCGGGTCTATACTGCACAAAGTCACACTCCTCCAAGTCGGTAATCTCAAGCTGAAGCTGAACTTGCGGCCAATAGTGTTTCGGGACGTTCGGCTCAATCTTACGTGTCAAAGGACACTTAATTTCAACCAAAATTCCATCCTCTGTAACTCCGTCAGGTGATGCGCCGAGCCAGGGATACTCTCGGTGCTGCACAAGGCCAATCTCGTGAGACTTTCTGTTGTATTTCTGGTCATACAAGTCTCTCACAATAGGTTCGAGCAAGGTCCCGTGAGCCGTCGCAGCGTTCCCTGCCCACTTGGTTCGAAGCACCTTCTTTTTGACAAATGCATCAGGAGATTCGTAGTGGTTTTCACCGAGGGCGCTTGCAACGTCACTGGCCGTGATCATGTTCTCACGGAGATCTAACCATTCCTGAGACCTTTGTTCGGCATATTCTTGCGCAATGAGCTCACGAGCCCTGAGTACCACCGGCGTTGGACTTTCCATTGACTGGAATTTTCTTATTTTTGAAACGAGGGTCTGTCTTAAGTACAATCTCAGCGGCGTTTTGCTCAGCCTGTTTCTTCGTTGTTGCAAACCCAGATCCACAATCCATACCGTCCACCACGACGGTAATGAAGAATTGACCATTGGTTTGACCGTCGAGACGGTACTCGGGCAAAGCGTACTTCAGGGCTTGACACCACCGCATGAGTTGGTCTTTCCAGTTATCATCGACAAGGGACGTTTGGACCTTTGTGAATGACTCAAGCACGAACCGTTTGGCGTGAACCATCCCCAAGTCGAGGTATATGGCACCGACAAACGCCTCAAACACATCCTCCATAATGTGTTCGTTGGTGTTCCAGCCGTTCCGCTCACCCTTTTCATCCATCAGAATGAGTTTGTCGAGACCAAGGACCTTGGAGATTTCACACAAAGTCTTCCCGCGAACCATCTTCGTACGGGCCTTGGTCAAGAACCCCTCCTGCTCCTTTTCGTGAAGGTCAAACAGGTGTTTGGTAATGACAAATCCAAGGACAGAATCACCCATGAATTCCAGAGTTTCGTACGAACCAGTGAGACCTGAATACCGCTTCAGGGCTGACTTGTGCGTAAACGCGCGACGATACAGTGCAAGGTCTTTGACTTTGGTCCCAACCAGAGCATTCACGGTGTCGCGTGAAAGCTCTGGAGGGGGGACGGGGGTGAGGGAAACTTCAGTTCCCGAACTGGCGCGTGCCTCCATTTTGTCTATGTTATATTACACACGTGGTTTTGTTTTAAGCTCGTTTCACCTAGGCAGTGGCGGTTGCGGCGGGTTTGGCGACCTTGGGTCGCATCTT